ACAAGTAGCTAATGAACTTGCTAGAACTGATTGGTACATAACTAGAAATTCTGAGAAATCTACAGCAATCCCTAGTAGCATATCTAATCACAGAGATGCTGTTAGAACTAAACAAGCAGCTATGGAAGCTCAAATTACAGGTGCATCAGATACTGCAGCACTTGAGATTTTATACACATACACAGAACAAGAAGATGGTTCTGTTACAAGACCCTTAGGTGAATTACCAGTATTGGAGTTGTAATCCATGTCAATAATTATACCAGCAAACTCAGCAGCAGGCGGCGGTGGATATGAAGTAACTAACTCATTAAGGTTTGATGGTGCTATTAATAATGAAGAATGTTTAATAAAAACATTTGGAAGTGGTGGGGATAGAAGAAAATGGACATATTCAGTTTGGTTTAAATTATCAGGTAGAGGACAAGGAAATAATAATGCTTTGTTAATTGCTGGTACTTCAGGTCAAAATGAAGGAAATATAAAACTTTCAAATGATGTAATTGATTGGTCGGAATATAACGCAAGTACAAGTGCTGTTATTGGAAGGTTAACAACAACACAAGTTTTTAGAGATTATTCAGCTTGGTCACACCTTGTATGTGTATGGGACACTGCAAATTCTACTGTTGGGAATCGAATGATAATGTATTTAAATGGAAGTAGAATTACTGAATACAGCACAGATAGTAGTCCAAGTTTAAATGAAGATTCTCAAATAAATAATAATGGTATTGTTCATAATATAGGCAGACAAAGTTGGAATAATTCAGGTGAGTTTAATGGCTATATGGCAGAAATTTGTTTTATTGATGGTCAAGCACTTGCACCAACATCCTTTGGAGAATTTGACGAAGATAGTGGAATATGGAAACCGATAGCTGATTTAACAGATTTAACTTTTGGCGACACTGGATTTTATTTAGACTTTAAAGATAGTGCTGCTTTAGGTGATGATGTATCTGGTAATAATAATGACTGGACACCTAACAATTTAGCAGCAATAAACCAGACAACTGATACTTGCACAAATAATTTTGCAACATGGAATCCTTTAGTAAAAACTAGTTCAACTGTTTCTATATCAGACGGAAATACTATAGGAACAGAAGCAACTAATGGTTCTTATTTTGGTATAGTTACTACTATGTTTCCTACATCTGGAAAATGGTATGGAGAAATGAAATTTACATCATTAGGAACAGTTCAAACTGGATTTATAACAGAAGGAACTTTTATTGATGGAGATAGAAATTTATATTCATCTAGTAGTAGTTTATATTGGCAAAGTGGTAGTACATCTATTAGCACTGTATTAAACAGTTCTGGTGTTACTACTGTTGTTTCCGGTGGCTCAAATTCAACATCAGCATTTAATAGTACTAATGATATTATTATGTATGCTTGGGATGTAGATAATGGCAGAGCATGGTTTGGTATAAATGGAACTTGGCAAAATTCTGGAAATCCAGCTGGTCCGACTAATTGGTGGAGCCTTCCTTCAGATTATGCTGCTGGTGTAAGTTTATTTACAACTCTTTGTGGTTGTGGAGTTGGAACAGCAACTGTAAACTTAAACACTGGCAATCCACCATTTACAGGAACAGATAAAACAGATGACAATAACAGAGGTTCATTTGAGTACCAACCACCAGATGGATTTTTAAGTTTATGCACAGCTAACTTATCGGAGTTTGGATAATGGCTTATACAGGTATAAACAAACCATCAGATTATTTTGAAACTAAACTTTATACAGGTGATGGTTCAACACAAAATATAACAGGTTTAGATTTTCAACCAGATTGGGTTTGGATAAAATACAGAAATAGTGGAACTTATGGTCATGATTTATATGATGTAGTAAGAGGTGTTAAAAAAGTTTTAAATAGTAATAATAGTAATGCTCAATATACAGAACAAGATAGATTAACTGCATTTACTAGTGATGGTTTTACTTTAGGTGGTAGTGCTTCTGTTAATGAAAATAATGGAACATACGTAAGTTGGAACTGGAAAGCTGGAACATCATTTACCAATGACGCAAGTTCAACAGGAATAGGAACTATTGATAGTGCTGGAAGCGCATCTGATGCTTCTGGGTTTTCAATTGTTTCATATACTGGAACAGGAAGTAACGGTACAATAAAACATGGATTATCAACTGCACCAAAAATGGTAATAGTTAAATCTTTAGGTGAATCTGAAGCTTGGAACAATTATAATGCAAATTTAACAAGTCCTGCCTATGTCGTGCAACTAAGTACTACGGGTGCACAATTTTCTAATGGCTCAACTTGGAATTCAACCGCTCCTACTTCTTCTGTATTTTCTGTAGGAACTGATGCTGGTACTAATAAAAATTCTATAAATTTTATAGCCTACTGCTTCGCAGATGTTCAAGGTTTTTCTAAAATGGGATCCTACATAGGTAATGGAAGTGCTGATGGTTCATTTATTTATACTGGACAAAAAAGTGCATTCATTATGATTAAACGAATTGATACTGCTGCTGATTGGGAAATATATGATAATAAAAGATTAGGTTTTAATGATGATAATGCTCCATTATATGCAAATGCAACTACTGCAGAGGGCGGTAATGGTAGAGTAGATATATTATCAAATGGTTTTAAAATAAGAGCACAATCTGGTAATTTAGGTGCTACTGGTGGAACATACATTTATATGGCTTTTGCTGAAAACCCATTCGTAACATCAACAGGTGTACCCGCTACAGCTAGATAACAAAATCTTGATATAAGCTATTAAAATATTAGTATAATTTTATGATTTTTGTTATATACTTTAACTATGCCACTAACTCAATTAAATTTTCAACCTGGAATTGATACTGAAAATACTCCAACAGGAGCAGAAGGTAGATGGATTGATTGTGATAAAGTAAGATTTCGTAAAGGACTTCCTCAAAAAATAGGAGGTTGGACTAAATTTAGTACAGCTTATTACATTGGAGTTGGAAGAGCTTTAGAACAATGGTTTGCTTTAGATGGTTCTCGTTATGAAGCTTTAGGAACTGATAGAAAAGTATATGCTTATGTAGCAGGAACTAATCAAGATATTACTCCTATAAGATCAACTGATGCTCTTGTTAATGCTATTAGCACTATTACCAATAGTAATATTATAACTATCACGGATACGGCCCATGGAGCTACAAAAGGTGATTTTATCACACTAAGTAGTGTAAGTACTGCTGTTGCTGGAATTCCTGCAGCAACTTTGGATGCTGAATATGAAATTTTAAATATATCAAATGCAGATGCTTATACTATTCAAAGTAGTGCAACAGCTAATGCAAATACAGGTCCTACTGCAAATTGTACTATTAACTATCAATTAAATATTGGTCCTAGTGTACAAACTTTTGGTTTTGGTTGGGGAGCTGGATCTTGGAATGCAGGTACTTGGAATACTCCTAGAACAACTTCACAAATTACTCTTGACGCAAGATTATGGTCTATCAATAATTGGGGTGAAGATTTAGTTATCACTGAAAAAGATGGTGGAACTTATGAATGGGATCTATCATTAGGAATGTCTACTAATAGAGCTACAGTTATTGCTAATGCTCCTACTACTTCTACACTATCATTAGTATCTACAGAAACTAGACACGTTGTGTGTATGGGAACAGAGACAGCTATTGCTAATACAGCTACTCAAGATAAAATGTTTATTCGTTGGTCTGATCAGGAAAATTATAATCAATGGACACCTAATGTAACTAACTCTGCGGGATCACAAAGAATAGCTGGAGGAAGTGAAATTAGATGTGCAAGACCTGCTAAAGGAACTATATTAGTATGGACAGATACTACAATGCAATCAATGTCTTTTATAGGTCCTCCTTTTATATTTGGTTTTAGACAATTAGGTAATGACTGTGGAGCTGTAGGTCTTAACTCTGCAATGGTAATTGATGATGTAGCTTACTGGATGTCAGATGGACAATTTTTTAGATATGCTGGATCAGTTCAAGAAATACCTTGTCCTATATTAAATCATGTATTTGATGATATTAATAAAACTCAATATGCACAAGTCTATGCTGCACAAAATTCTAACTTCTCTGAAGTGATATGGTACTATTGTTCAAGTACCTCTGATCAATGTGATCGTTATGTAATTTACAATTATTTAGAAAATTCTTGGTATTTTGGAAATATGAATAGAAGTACTTATCAAGATAATGGAGTTGAATTAAATCCTTTAGCTACAGAATATTTTGCTAATTCTAATGTTGCTACTATAAGTACTATTAATGGAGTAACACAAGGAAGAAGTATAATCTATGCTCAAGAATCAGGAGTAAATGCTGATGGTGCTGCTTTACCAGCTTTTATTCAATCAGGTGATGGAGATATAGCTGACGGTGAAACATTTAGTTTTATTAATAAAGTTATACCAGACTTTCAAGATCAAACTGGAAACACTGTCATTACTTTAAATGTAAAAGATTATCCTAATGATACAGCTACTGTAGGAGAAACTTTGACAGTAAACAACACAACTAGGTTCGTTAATACTCGTATTCGTGGTAGACAATCTAATATTAAAATAGAAA